GAAACAGCCGAAAGTGACTGTTTCGGATTATGTCCGGGGCCAAGTGATTCAGCCGCAGCCGCTGCTTGATGAGCAAATCTCGCTGGTTATCGACAAAGCCAAATACTTCAGCTTTGCGATTGACGACATCGAGCAGGCTCATAGCCATGTGGACTACACGGAAATGGCTCTGAACTCTGGTGCATATGAGCTTGCCAAAGCCTACGACCAAGACGTTCTCCGCGCCATGATGCTGGGCGCTGGTGCTGGTTCTGCTGACCTTGGCACCGACACTGTTTCTGGCTCCAAGCCAATTGGCTTTGGTTCGAGTGACATCTCGCCGGTGGACATGGTAGGAACTCTGCTCCGCGACCTGCGTTTGCAGAATGTTCCGGAAGATGAACTGTTCCTTGTTGCAGACCCATACTTCTTCCAAGCCCTCTACAAAGAAGATAGCAAGATGATCGACGCCTCGATCACCGGGGATGCAACCTCGCCGGCACGTCAGGGCATTCGTGCTTATCGCAGTTCTGTCTGGGGCTTTACGATGTATGTGACGACCCATGCTCCGCTGAGTTCAAGCCAAAGTTTCCGCACCATCATTGCAGGCCACAAAGGCGCAACCGCCGCTGCGAAGAACCTGGTCAAACAGGAAAACTTCCGTAGCCCGGACACCTTCGGTGATCAGCATCGGGGCCTTCTTGTGTGGGGCCGCAAGGTCATCCGCCCGGAAGCCCTGAAAGTTGCTTACGTCAGCTACACCTAAGGAGTAAAAGAGCATGGCGCTTTTCACTAATCTTGTTTCTGGCACTTCCCCCGCTACTGGGCTGAGTGCCTACACCTATAACCCCGTCATTGTCAAGCAGGAGATTGATCTCGCAAAACTGCGCACAATCACGGGATTTGCTACCGGGGATCAGATTGCTCTGCTCTCTGTTCCGGCTGACACCCTCGTTCTTGGCCTTGTGCTGGAGAACGTGACAGCCGTCACCAACGTCACGCGCTTTGATCTTGGCGATGGGGGTTCCGATACCCGTTTCGTCAACAACGCAGCTACGTTCACCGCTGGCACCAACCACACCATCGTGCTTGATGCTCCGTATCACTATGCTGGTGCGGACACCATCGACCTCAAGGTCACGGGCACGATTGCCAGCGCAACCGGCACCGTCCGCATCGTGGCCGTTCTGGCTGATGTGAGCCGGAACGAACCTGCTTCCTCGCCCGTTCTGGGCTAAACTGGTGGAGGGGCTTCGGCCCCTCCCTCTTTCTTGTTTTTGGTATGGCACTCACATTCCTTGATCTCACTAATCGCGTACTCCGGGCACTTAATGAAGTGGAACTGGATATGATTACGTTTGGTTCAACGTATGGGTTTCATTCCGAAGCCAAGTCGGCAGTCAACGCCGCAATCAGGAAGATTCTGGAGGAAGAAGAATACGAATGGCCTTTCCTTCATGCGGAAGGGAACCAGACGCTTGTCATCGGGCAAAGCACTTACAATATGCCCGCCAACTGCTTCAAGATGGACTGGGATTCATTCTATTTATCAGCGACCTCTACCGTTGCAGCAGCGCATCTGGGGTTTATCAACTTTGATCAGTATCGTCAACTGATTCGGGCGCATGATCTGAATAATGCGACGGTATCCGGGTATGCTGTTCCACGGAATGTTACAATGCATCAGTCAGGAACAAAATTTATTCTGACCCCAGCACCAGATGCCGCTTATGTGGTGAACTTTGAGTACTTTACTCGCCCGGCAAATCTGGTGGCGTATAACGACACTGCTATTATCCCTGATGCCTTTGAAGATGCAATCTTCCACGGAGCTATGTATCACGCTTATATGTTCCGGGATAACGTGGAACAAGCTGGTGCAGCACAAGGGCAGATGGACGCTGCTGTCCGCATGATGCGCAGGGCACTGATTAACCGTTCCACCACAATGCGGGCGCTCTGATGGATCGTTGGGGCACATTCAAAATTATCTGCGCCGGTGGGATGGATGAGTCACAGAACCTCATTCTACAAGGCGAAAGTGCGGGGGCAGAATCAGGCCCCGGCGGGGCACTTTTGTTACAGAATTATGAGCAAGACGCTTCCAGCGGATATAAGACGATCCTCGGATATTCAAAGTACAGCACCAGCACTGTCCCCGGATCAGGGAGAGTTTTAGGTGTAAAGGTTGCTCTTGGCGGCGTCATTGCCGCTAGAGGGGATAACGTATATTTTTCGTCTGGTACAGGGTGGGGGTCACCTATTAATACCTCAGCGAGAGCCGGGGTGTCTTCCGCAGGAAAGTACCGATTTATCGATTATATTGAAGTCGCCCCCCGTATTGTAATGTGTGACGGCGTGAATCACGCTGCTTTGTGGAATGGGACGACATACACGCTTATTAACGGTTCTGGCGCACCAACAAATCCATCCTTTGCTGCATATCATAAATATCGCCTTGTTCTTAGCGGGTATTCCGCAAACAGGGCTGCGATTTCAATATCTGCCCCAAACCACGACACCAACTTTCAGGGATCATCTAACGCTATTGAGTTAGCGGTTGGAGATGAAATCGTCGGGTTAAAATCATTCCGGGAGATACTGTACATCTTTTGCAAGCGTTCGATCAAGAAACTTGTGGGGGACACCCACGATAACTTTGCGATTCAGAACGTCACAGACAAGATCGGATGTATTGCTACGGACTCTATTCAGGAAGTGGGCGGCGATGTTGTATTCCTCGCGCCGGATGGAATCAGGTCTTTGGCCGGGACAGAGCGCAATGATGACCTTGAGTTGTCCTCGGTGTCTCGCCCGGTCAAGCGCACGCTGGATGCCCAGCTTTCCGGCAGGGTGAATAATGACTTCTCAGCAATGCCTATTCAAAACAAATCGCAATACCGTTTATTTATTTATAATAGCACAGCTATTGACTCTGCTACTTTTGGCTTGATTGGCAAACTGAATCTGGATCAGCGGCTCCAGTTTGCGTGGAGCCTGATCCGGGGCATGAATGTTGCCTGTTGCGATTCAGGGTATATAGGAAATATAGAATATTCCGTGTTTGGCCACCCATCCAATGGGTATGTTTATCGGCAGGAAAGCGGCAATACATTTGATGGTGCCCTGATCCCATATGTTTATGTCACCCCCTTTTATACTATTGGTGACGAAACACTGAGAAAAGTTCTTCATAAAATAAATATGTATGTGCGTAAGGAAGGCATATTTAATATGAATATATCACCGGTATTTAATTACGGAGACTCAAATACTATTTCTCCCCCGACAATTCAGGTTAATGACACGCAATCATTATCCATATTTGGAACAGGGGTTTATGGAACATCCGTTTATTCAGGGCTACTTGATTCAAGATATACTAAAAATTTACAAGGATCATTTAGAAATATGAGCCTTCACTTATCGTCCAGCAATGTGACTTCCCCACATAAAATTGATTCAATTCACCTTGAGTTCGCACTAAAAGGTCGCAGGTAATATGCCAACAGGTTACACCAGACAGTCAGCAGCAGAGATTGTTACCGGCCAAACAATCAACGCCTCATCTTTTAATAACGAGTTCAACGCCATTCAGACGGCGATGGATGTAAGTGCCGGGCACACTCATGATGGAACGGTTGGGGGAGGTGCGCCAATTACTTTGACGACCTCGGTGACAGGCATCCTCCCCATTGCTAATGGGGGCACGAATGCTTCTACCGCTGCGGGCGCTCGCACCAACTTAGGGCTTACTATTGGCACGAATGTGCAAGCATACGACGCCGGGCTGCAATCCATTTCTGGATTGACAACGGCTGCAAACAAAATGATTTATACCACGGCTTTGGACACTTACGCCGTAACTGATTTAACTGCCGCTGGGCGAGCATTGTTGGATGATGCGGATGCGACTGCACAGAGAACCACACTTGGCTTAGGCACGCTTTCCACACAGAACGCGAACAGCGTATCTGTCACCGGCGGAACAATTACCGGCATCACAGACCTTGCTATTGCAGATGGGGGGACAGGCGCAAGTGACGCCGCCACTGCTAGAACCAATCTTGGCCTTGCTATTGGTACAAACGTACAGGCGTATGATCCTGCCCTACAGTCTATTTCTGGACTAACCACGGCAGCGAACCAGCTGATATACACAACGGCATCGGATACTTATGCCGTGACGGGGCTTACAGCAGCAGGCCGCGCCATCCTTGATGATGCGGATGCGGCAGCACAAAGAGCCACGTTAGGGCTGGGAACAATCGCTACCCAAAATGCTTCTTCGGTTTCTGTCACGGATTTAACAGCATCTGGCGATATTACAATCGCGGATAAAATCATCCATTCCGGAGATATTGATACGTCTATCCGGTTTCCGGCTGTGGACACGGTGACTGTGGAGACAGGCGGCGTTGAGCGGCTGCGGGTTGCGTCTGGCGGCAATGTCGGTATTGGCACAACATCTCCTGCTGTTAAATTACATGTCAGTAGTTCGTACACATCGCCAACTGGCGGTATTGATGCCGGAATCCAATGCGCTGTCACCAATACCGCAGGGTACTCTGGTTTGCAGATCCTATCAGGCAACACTCAGGCGGCTTATATACACCTTGGCGACACGGACGATGCTGACCGTGGCGCAATCATTTATGATCATAGTGGAGATTTTTTGCGCTTTGATACCAACGCCGCAGAACGGATGCGCATCACATCCACTGGCCAAGTTGGCATCGGCACCACGCCAAGCGAACAACTCCACATCACTGGAAACTTCCGCATTGGATCGGCTGTACAGGCCACACCCAGCGGATCAGCGCCATTGTATGCAGCGCGGGCATGGGTTAATTTCAACGGCACTGGAACTGTTGCAATTCGTGCCAGTGGTAACGTGACAAGCATCACGGATAATAACACCGGGGATTATACGGTGAACTTTACCACGGCTATGCCGGATGCGAATTATAGCACAGTCACTGCATCTCAATGGCAAAGTGGCGCAGCGACAAACACAACTTTAAGTGTAAGTGCAACAAACGCCCCGACATCTGCTGCAGTCCGTTTAATTAATTTTAACGGCAACACCGGGGCATTAAGTGACCCATCATACGCCAACGTCGCAATTTTCAGGTAAAAACCAATGAACCAAAGA